ATAGAGCCAGCAGAAGCAGCAGTGCTCACGTTAGTGGCAAGAACCTCATACGAAATTGTATTAGCTGCCTTAGCTGTTACTCTTGCAACACCATTAAAAGTACTATCTACACCAGTAACAGATATGAACTGACCAACAGTTACGTTGTGGTTTATAGAAGTTGTTAATGTTGCAACCCCGCCGCTAAGCACTTTATTAGTCACCGTAAATGTCTGGTCGCTAGCTGTTCTTACAAGCTTTTGAAGGTTAGCACGGCTAACTCCTTCAACTCCATCCATAGCTTTTAATACATCAGAGTAACTAATGTAATCATTAAACACTACGTTATTAAAATCAAACAGGTTTTGAACTGCGGATTTAACATCTTCTAGTACCTTATCCTGTCGATAGGTAGGTAGAACAATAATGCCTCCAGCAACAGTGACTGGAACATAAGTAGGTGGTTGAAGGGTTACTGTAGTTCCAGCAGGAATCTTATCGACTAGGTATTCATCAATCTCAGTCTTTAAGTTGTTAAAGACTACAGATGTTGTAATACCATCGCTTTGTAAGCCACTGTCTCCATAAGGAGCAAAGTAAACAGTTACGCTGCTATACACATTTGCAACAGATATAGCTTTAGCTACACCTGATACTTGAATTACAAGTGATGCGTAGTCACTTAGTGACACCGCTCTGTTCAAAGCTCTAATACTCTTAGGAGCGTTAATACGGATAGAGTCTGTTGACTCTTCATCCGCACCGCCAGCCGCAGCACCAGATATTAAACCTGAGTCCTGGTTACTTACAGACAAACCATTCGAAGCGTTAGTTTTAATAAACTTAATTGTGTTAGCAGCAATATTTCCAGAAGTTCCACCACCAACGCGGTAGGTAGCTTCAAGGCTTACACCATTGAGTGGAATTCTTCCACTGATGCTATCGCCAAATTGAATAAAGGTGGTGCCATCAGAGTTTGTATAAGTAGAAAATACTGGGTCGTATCCGCTGTAGTCAACTAGGTAAGGAACCTCTGTATAAATAACTCCGTTAACGTCAATTAAAATACTTCCTTTAATCGCTGAAAGTTCTCCAAGTTCAAAGACTTGATTAGCGCTTCCATCAGATGTTCCAATGGTCTCTGCTTCAATAGTCTCGCCTTGTGTAGCAGTTACAGTATTAGAGCCGTTGTTACCTGCAGATTTAGCTGGGACGGTAACTGCACTATCTGTTTCAAATATAACTTGAGTAGTGACACCGTTACTGGTTACGTTAGCTGCAACTTTTGTGCGCTTTGGTACAGTGATAATACTGGCCGAAGAATTTTGAAAAGTAAGAAGTACTTCGGATGGGGTTGTTCTTGTTGGAGTATACCCAAGTAAACGGGCAATCTGAAGTACAGACTCTCTTTGGCTAGCGGTCTCAATAAAGGACTCGTTTGCTGTACGGTCAATGTAGTAGTGCAAACCATCGCCAATATAAGAGAACAACTCCAATAAGGTCATGCCAAAATCCGCGGGGTCGCGGTTAGTCCATTGAGGGGCGTAGTACGGGATTAACTCAATTAAGTCTTCTCGTATAGACGAGTAGTCTCTAGACGTATAATCAACTTGGGGGATGTAGTTATCGTCAGCCATTATCTAGGCACCTCCAGTAGTGTCTCTCCTGCTCTGCTTAGGATAGCAGTCTTTATCGTTACACTCTCGCTTATTGTGTCTCCTGCATACGTATAAAATACGTTAAAGTAATGTTGTTCGCTACTGTCTAAGTAATACACAACCTTAGTTAACGTTAATGGCTTTAACCACATACCAAAGGCTGTTGTTACAGCCTGATTAATTAAGCTCTTGGCAATGTCTTCTGGTTCAAAAACAGCACTCTTAGCTCCGCTTCCAAAGTTTGGACGCATAACTCGTTCACCATAAGCAGTCATAACCGCAATAACAACTCGGTCTTGCCATATCTTTTTAGGGTCGCTTGTTGCAGCAATTGACCCGTTTGAGTTAAAAGAAAACGGCAAGCTTATAGCCGTTGATACATCACTCATAGTTCTACTCCCATCCATACTGGAAAGTTAGGGTCTCCAGCAATAAACATAACCCAAACCTTTTGTCCTACCGCTGGCACCAGCCTGTGTGGCGTGTGCTCAGGGAACTCTGTAGTTATTTCTAAATCGTCATTCCACTTGTTATCTGTATTGGCATCAGTCTCATGAGCATGGTCAAGGCTTAGGCTGTTACCTGTGTGGTTATTAGTGTGTGCCGCTGTATAGCTAAAGCTGTGAGTATGAGAACCAAAAGTAGCAACTGTAGCTCCGCCAGTGGTCCCTGAAATTGCATGGTCAGCATGAGCGTTAAGTAAGGCAGCTACTTCAACAGCTAGATGCTTCTTATGGTCAGGGTGATTAGAGTTAGAGGTTACAGGCAGGCATGGTCTAGCCCACTCTGTCATCTCCTGCCCCATGACCTGAGGAACCTGAAGTTTAATCTTGTTCTCACCTTCAGGGTCATCGTTCTCAGCACAGATACCTTCGTATAGTCCATAGAACTTAGCGTTGTATTCTTTCATCGAGTTCTTGCCACCGCCTTAGCCACACGTGCGGCAGTTGCAGCCGTACGTTTTGGTTCTGTAGAGGCAGTCCGTTTTCCAACTGCTTTGTTTGCAGTCTTCCAAACAGCTGCGCTGTTGTTAGCAGTGGTTAGTTTATTTCTATTTTTAATCTTTCCAAAACTATCCTTTGTTGTAGGCGTGTACTTAATTCCCGTCCGAACAAGTTTAGTCTTTGCCTTCACTTTGGTGTTTTTCTTATTAGGAATAATGACACGGTTTTCACCTACAGGGTTTTGTATATCCTGCCCATCTTCCCAACGGTTAGCCTGACCTAGTCCATCAGTGCCCAAAGTAACAACAGTTGTGTAAACATAGTTCTTTACTGTTTCTTCTTTAATCTTATGCTCTGTACTTAGTACAGTCCAAAACCCAGAGTAGTTAGGTCCCAAACCATTTAAATAAATTGGCATACCTGGTCTTAGTGACGGGCTGCCCATAAGCTCAGCTTCGGCTCTATATGGAAACGCGTTTCTTAGCTCTGCTGCTTCAGCCTCATATTCTGCAATCTCGGCGTTTGTAGTAACAGCGTCTGTGTTATACCTATCAAAAAATTCTTCTTGAGACTTTGCTCGTGTTCTTTTATTTCTTTTTTGTTTAGTAGCGGCATATGCAGACTTACTATTTTTATCTACACCGCCCACAGCTACAGCAGCTTTCATGTCTCCATCAAAACTTAAAGACTCACTAATAATTGGTTTAAAAGTATAGATGCTACCGAGACCCATACCAACCTGTATTTGGGTAAAAGTAGGTGCTTCAGCCCTAAGTTCTTTATAGTCTTCTAATAAAGGTTTTAGGTATACTTCAGTATTTTCAGTTCTTAAACCCCATCCAATTTGTTTAGCTAACTTAACAAGCATCTGCCAATCAGTTAACCCAGGATGAGATATCTGTTCAAACACTCTGGGGTGAGGGTTAGTTATAGCAACAAGACCATGCTTACTAGCAATCTCGTCTACAACCATATCGGCTGTGTAGCCTTTGTACACTCCTTGAGATGCCTGCTTTAATGGGAAAGACCCACCAATACAGGTAACCGTAATAAAGTTTTTACCCGCTGTTTGGTCAGTCTCTACATGGTGAATGTACCCGTAGAAGTCTCTACTATTTACCATAGATAAGAACGATGCTTCTACTGGAGTTCCTGGTCGGATGTTGTCGTAATCGTATCCCCAGTCTTTAAATGTAAACTCCGCTACCTCATGCTCATAAAACTTTTGTTTTAAGGTCGCTGAATATACATAGGTTGGGTCATCAGCACCATTAGGAAATGAAATTCGTACCTGATTAGACATTAGGTATCCTTAGAATTGCTCCATTAGGTATATTCTCAAAGTCATCTATTTCAGGATTAAACTCAGCAATCAACCACCATAGGCTTGGTCGTCTGTAGTACTTTTCAGCTATAGAGTCTAGTCTTTCCCCTGTTATGTATTTATGAGTATCGTAAGTTACGTAACCAAGTTCGGTAAAATCATAAAACACAACTGGGTTTTTACTTGCGCCAGCTTCTACAGAGTAAAAATCAACTAAAGAAAACTCGTACCTAGAGCCTGCTTTTATCATAGATATCTCCTATACAATCATTGAGCCAGCAAAGCAATCAAACGAGATGCTTACTACTGTTCTTAGAGGGACCATGTTTTCAGCAAAAGATGTGTGATTAATAGATAAAGAACTTGCCCATCCAACATAAGACAGGCTATTCATTGAACTAAAATTATTAGTATCTCCACCCAATTCAAAGGCTAAAAGCGTAGGTTGTAAGTATCCTAGGTCAGCTGTCTTTTTTCCTAGCATGTTTACCCAACCATCTGCTGCTTGGTTTCCAAACTTTCCATCACCATTTATAGCTTTGAATAGATACTCAAGGTCCGCCATTGTTCCAAGTTCAGCAAGTTTTTTAATCTGTAGTGAGTAATCTTCAATTTTTGCTAACGGGTGCTTACCACCGTTTGTATAGTATTGAGTAAAGTCTATGTAGTTTCCATCATTAAGGGTTCCAGCATTATGATAGAAGTTTCTAAGACACGCAAAATCGTTAGTTCTATCTAATGTAATAGATAAACTAACGCTCTCTTGGCCTGGAAATGCACCAGATACTGAAGTGTAAACATCGCTAGCCGAAGGAGTAATATCCATGTTTCGGTTAACGCTAACTGAGACAGACTCAGGGTTCCACAAAAATTGGAATCCATATTTATATGTTGAGTCTCCAACTATTGAAGTGCCCTCAGGTTTATAAGTTGAGTTTCCAGTTTCTGTTTTGCGTTTATCTCCAATTTTACTAACTTCACCAGTTGTTCTATCAATAGATGTTGTTGAAGCAGCATTGTCGTAATACCAAATACGTCCGCGTCGATTACCGTGAAACGCGTAACCTTGTCCACCTACATCGCCTGGTATAACATCCTGAGCTCTTGTTGGAAGACTCCAGTTGTGTGGAGGAAGATTAAAACTGTAACCATTAGGGGTAGGAATTGGGGGTGTCTTTTTAACGCCTTTACCCTTTCCACCTTTTCCACCCTTTCCACCTTTACCGCCAGACCCCCCAGAACCGCTAGGCCCAGCACCAGTCTTGTTTTTATTAGCTAACATTTTAGTTAAAGCTAGTGCACCAATAGCTGCAACACCAGTACCAACAGGACCAGCGCTACCACGAGCCGCAGTGGCTATACCAGCTCTTGTAAAACCATAAATCTTTGAAGCCAAGCTTGGAGCAGCAACCGCTGTAGCACCCTTGAGTGTAGTGCCTGCTTTGCTCTTAGTTGTTTTAACAACAGCAGTTTTTACTCCTGGGTTTTTGCTTAATTTTAAAACAGTAGTTTTATTACTTTTTATTCCAGTCTTAGTAACGTTAACCGCAACTTTGGCCACGCTTACTGCACGTGAGCGAGCAAGGACTGCGGCACCAATACGTATTGCTCCTAGTGCTAGTGGCACTGCTAATGGCAATGGCATTACTGTCCTCCTAGTTGCTTGCTAAAGTTTTGGCTAGATAGAAGCTGCTTAAGAGCTTCTGCTGTTGCACCTGGGTTTCCGCCACCTTCAATTTTAATAGTTACTCCACCCATGTTGTACGTATTAGCAGAAGAGGCTGGTTCAGCAAAAGACTGAGCTTTGGTTGCAGAAGCAAAACTTTTTAACGTTTGTTTATTGATGTAGTCTTCAAGAGAAACTCCACTAGCTCCATCTTTATTAGAGCCAGGAAGCATCCCAGACCAACCAGAGTTAGTTGTTGGGGTTGTCTTGCCGTCAAAATTATATGGACTTCCACCAACTTTACCTGTAACCCAAGCAGAACTATTAATAGCAGCAAGAATATCTTCTTTACTCTTACCCGCTTTTAACGCTTCAATAATGTCTGTATATCCGCGCTTGTCTGCGCTCTTACCAGTAAGGGTATCGATAGTTGCATTAAGCCCATCTTCCCAGCTCTTATAAACCTTTACGCCTACGTGGTTCATAGACTCTGAACCGTACTTGCCACCTAAAGTCGTATTAAGTGGGTTGTACTTAGCAGAGTTTTTAAAGTGACCACCCTCATGGTTCTGCCATATCTTTAAAGCATCAATAGAGTCTTGGCTTTGAGGAGCCCCAATTTTCTTTAAAAATGCTTTAGCAAAGTCTTCGTTTGAAGATTTATCACTTAGTTTTGTATCCTTACCAAACACCCAACCACCGTCACCGCGGAATGGGTAGTTCTTTAAATCGTGATTAGGAACAATGTATCCATCTTCTTTAGGTACAAATAGTTCTGGTCCGCGCTCTCCAACAATGTAAGGGCTCTTTTCATCTACGTCTCCGCCCTCAGCTTTAAACAATCCCGCAATTCCCCTTGATAAAGGGTTACCAACTAAGAAACCAGTAAGAGCACTAAGTGCTCCATTACCGCCGCTACCTAGTGTTTCAAAGAAACCTTTCGTTGCGCCAAGAGCAGATATAAGACCAGTAAACTTATCCATTTCAGTAAAGAAGCCACTTACATAAGACATAAGTTGGTCTGCTCTACCTTTAGCGTCAGCAATAGCTGGGGCTGTTGTAGAGATAAACTCTGATGCTTGAGCTGTTCTTTGTCCCTGCATATTTGCAGCAAAGGTTGAAAGACCTGCGTCTTGGGATAGTTTCTTCATCCTATCGCCGCTCATACCAGCAAACTGTGCTCCGCCTGTAGACGCCTTAAGTAGAAGTCCGTCTTCAATCATTTTTCTTAGGTACGGGTCATTACCAAAAAGGTTGTCAAGCATGGTAGCAATAGCGTTACCAGGTAATAAAGAAAGTTTAATATCATTAAGAGTAGAACCAGACCCACCAGTGCGTCTCTTTTGACTTTCAAGTTTGTTCCACAAGTCATCAATAATTGCTCTTGGGTCACGGGGCATTCCGTTTTCATCACGAACTCTAATGCCTACAGCTCTTAACATGTTAACGCTTCTACCGCGGTTCATTGCGCCCACTGCTTGTGCAGCACCTTCTCCACCCATACCAGGGGTCATGTTAGATAAAACTGCAGAACCCATAGCTACTTGTTGCATGTTCTGTTGATTACCGCCATAGATACCGCCTTGTGCAAAGGTAGCCATCATTCGCATATTATCAAGAGGGTCTTTCATCAAGCCAGCTTTTGCTATTTTGTTTAAGAAGTCTCGTGTTTGGTCGTAAGCACCGTTCTTGCCGCTCATGTCAGAGAGGCCACCAAGTACACCTGGCATACCTGCTTGAACTCGACCTCCGCCACCTAAAGAGATAGCAGCGCGTGATGTATATAGCTGTGCTTTAAATGCATCGTCTGTTCCTGGCATAGCCATTGCAGCGGCAGTGACACCAGCTGCAGCTATTTGCGCAGGTGATGGTTGTCTGAAGACATTTGTATTTCCGCCACCTTGAGGGGCACCTGCAGCAGCAGGACCTGTACCACCTGGGCCACCTGGGCCAGCGGGGCCGCCTGGTCCACCTGCTTGTGGAGTAGAGAAAGTAGGACCAGCCATAACAGTATTGGCGCCACCTGGGCCACCAATACCGCTAAAGGCATTTTTAAATTTTGCACCCATGCGGGTGATTTTTGTTTCAGCAGCGTTAAGTGAGCTGTTGATTCTGTACTCAATGGTGCTAGCCATTTGTAAAAGGGTAGAGTGAGCACCACGGCTTGATTGTTCAAACCGCTGCATATTATTTGCAGCATTTCCACTACTGGAACTGCTAGGCATATTTAACATTATCTAGTCCTTCTAGAACGCTCTAACCAATTAAGACGCTCTCTGGGTGAGAGGCTTCTTATATCTGATAGTGACCAACCAGCAAAAGTTCTTGTAAGAATTTCGTACTGGTCTAACAGGCTTTCGTAATCTGTTTCACTAAATGCGAAACAAGTCAAGCAAGGACAGCGGAAGAGCCATTAACTCACCACATGCCTTACAAGCCTTGGTCACCTCCCCAAGGCGTGGACCTGGGTTACGCTTGATGATTTCATCAACAAGCTTGGTTCTATCTGCCATACCTAAAGATAAAGCAGTTATAGCACCTTCAGATGGTTCTCCGTCTAGTGATACTAAGCAACCAGCTAGTAAAATAGTGTTTACTTCAGCAGGTGTTCTTTCAAAGTTCTCCATGAGCTTTCTTTGAGTCACACCGTTAGGTAGGGCTACTACAGCCTTACCCTTCTTTGTTTCTATTTCAAAAGTTCTATCTTCCTTTGGGTCTTTTAGTTCCACTTCTGGAACATCAGAGCCTAAAGACACAGAAACCTCTTGAGAGTCTCCGCAGTCACGACAACGTGCGGTAAGGTTAATGTCATCCCCGAAAGTCACTCTTCTAATTGCTAGAAGGATGGTGTCTCGGTCGCCAGCTAAGATAGAGTCTAGGTCTTCCTTCTCGGCGTTCCTAGAGCCAATCTTTACAAGGCCTCTTTGCAAAAGTACATTGAGAGCTTTACCTGAGGTACCTGCTTTTGCTACAGCTTCCTCGTCAGCTCCGTTAAGTTCTCGTACCTCAACTGTGTTGGATACTTCACCATTTGGCTCAATGAAACCACCTGGCAACTTAACAGAAGACTCTGAAGGGGCCCGCGTCTTAATGACTTGTGCGGGCTCCTCCATAGCCTTTGCTGCAAATTTCTGTATTAGTTCTGCGTCTGTAATAATATCAGTCACGATTTATGCTCCTAAGGGTTGTTAATTAAGAAATTTTTCCTGCTGCGTCTTCTTCAGTGCCATCTTTAGTAAAGAAGACTGATAGGCCTTCATGTACTAGAGTCATTGACTCAAACAAGATTGCGCCGTCTGCTGCGTTAAGGTCTGTATAGTTTAGCGCAGTAATCCATGCGTTGTGAATCTTGAAGCCCATCTTGTACTTCTGAGCCTCTGTTGGCCCAGAGTTTGGATGGTCAGCTACAAACACTTTGATGTTAACACGGAAGCTTTCAGCAGCTCCTGCTGCGCCGCCCTTTACAGCAATACCTTCTCCAGATGCTGCTGCAAATAGACCACGCATCCATGTGATTGCCTGGTCATTACCAGCCAATACTCCACGTTGCATAGTGATTGGTGTAAAGGTAGTCATA